AGGATTTTTCACAATACCATATACAATCTCTAAAGATATAAATGATGATTTTAAAGAACCACGACCACCATATAAGTCATAATATGTATGATTCCAATTCATTAAATCTAAGTGAGTATCATAATAAGCAGGCCCGATTATTTTACTCAGTTGTATCATTTCCACCAGCTCCTCTCATTATTGATGCAATATCATCAATAATCTGTACTGCTGATACTTCCTTCTTTTCGGTATTGTCATTCCATCCAAAGTTAAACTGTAAGGAGAATTGTGCACCCCTTGAACCATGTGCATCATACAGTCTCTGTTCTGCGTAGTTTTCGCATCTTGTCTTTGCAAGTATGATAGCTTCTTTGATTTTTTCGTTATCACAGTTATCAATGTATGTAATCAAATCATGTCTGGAGTGAAATCCTAAATGGATAACCAGTCCTGTTATTGTTGCAGGTTTTGCCCCTGCTTTTACCTCTCTGCCATTTTTAATAATTGGATGTCCATTCTCATCAACAATAGTCTTACCCTCGCACTGATCAAAATATTCATCGATTAGGCTCTGTAATTCTTTGATATTTTTAAAATTTAATTTATATCGATGTTTCATCTTTAATGCCTCCGTTTATTTATTTTTGATATATAAATTATGAGTTGAGATGACTATTATTAATTTTTTGCATAAAAAATAGCGGTATTATAACCGCTATTTATATCACCATTTATCTTCTTTTTTTAAAAGATCTATTATATATCTGTAATCGTAATTATATATTCTTAAAAATGATGGATAATTTATTCTGATGTACATTTTGTATCTTTCTGTATATTCTTCTTTTATTCTTTTTCTAAAGATTATTTTTGCTTTTTCTTTATCTATTTCTTTTATCATCATCTGATATAATTCTTTTTCCTTTGTTTCAGGATTATATACGTAAGTACGATATAAATTAACATCATTTAATATATTATCCGCATCTATCTGTAAATTATCTGTATTTATTAGCATAGTTCTATATTCCTTTCTGATAAAAATTGTTATAAAAAAAAGACTCTTTCAACAATTCACTTACTTTAAGGTAAATGAGCTGCCTAAAGAGTCTTCTGTTATGGGATTATCGTGTTTCAGAGAGTTTACTTGTATAGAGATTATGCAATCTCCGTAAAACCCTTTTCAGTACCTTATTCACATTATACATATAATCATCTACATTCCACAGTGGAGTGTATGGTGAGAATATTGCCATTCTTATTGGCACACATGAATCTAATTCTAAGTTATCTTTAATATATTCCCATTCTTTTTCTGTATATCCTTTAACCTGTAATTCCGTGTCTAATGTAATTATCAGCGGAATATCAGGTGTTTTCTGCTGTTGCTTCCAGCATTGCAGCAGTTGATACGATATCTGTTCTTTTCTGAACATGATTTGTTTACTGTAAATGTCATCAACTGCCCAGGGTGAATCAAGCATATTTTTAAGCATATAGCTTATTGCACCTCTGTATTCTGGCGAAATCGGTGATGTCTGCCTATCTATTGCATTTTCTGGGGTTATCTTAATGACTTCCTCAGATGCTTCTTTTAGCAGTTTTTTTATGTCATACAGTATTGACATATCACCTGCTTCTATTGCCTGAAGCATATTAGATTTTGTAGACCATTCTACCAAATTATTACTTCCGCTGTTTGCGAAAGCTGTCAGAATACACCATATATCAGCAGGGGTTATATGCTGTAATTCTTTTTTAATTTTGTTTTCAATGTACTTATACGAGCAAAAATATGGTTTATATATGTTTACCATGTTATCACCCTGCCATAGCTAAATTATTTGGTTTTTCATTAATCCTCATCATCAGATTTACCATTACATATCCATTGTAAAAAAATACATCTGCTGCTGATTTTGGTTTTACACCAAATCCCCTAAACTTTTCGATTTGTTCAGGGGTGATAATTAAATTCCCTATCTCTGTTCTGTATTCGTATTTATCTGTAAATAAATCATGGAAGACAGTATATATTTTTTTATCTATTATTACTTCCATTTCCAGTATCTCTAATGTTTTAAGATCACATGTCTCAAACATTAGATAATTAGGATCTCCATTTCTTTTAGCTGCATTAGCTGGCCCATTTTGAAAAACAACTGCCGAGCGTATACGCTGGTAAAATGTCTTTTCATTCAAAAAGCCTAATGGTATTTGTAACCCCCCTAATATATCCAGCTCTAGTTCTATACATGAGCTGGAATTAACTATAATTTTTAAACTATTTATCGTCTGCATAATTGTAAAACTCCTTTCATTTTTATCTTACATATTAATTATGTTGTGAAAAATGTCAGGATAATTTCCAAAAATGGACTTTTAAGGCTGTTTTAGGGAGTTTTATCTATACATATATTTTATAGTAATCATTACTATTATAGGTTTTACTTATATTAAGATTATTTGAACATTCATTTACTTTAAGGTGAATGATCGGCTCATTTCATTTAATTTAATAATTTTTGTTTTGGCTGTTCTGCTTTATCTGGTGGCTTTATTTAAAAACAAAAAAGCCCCCCATTTTAAGGGGGCTGAGAATTAGAATGTTAAACGTGCTAAGGCTTTAAAAAAATCTTCAGATGGTTCAAAAGTATTTTTTATATTGAAAATATTTTTAAGCTCTTCATTATATTCTTTTTCATATTTTAAAACCTTTTTTTGTTCTTTGATCATATCTTCTGCAGGGACTTCTATTTCTTTCATGTATTCCCATTGCTCAACTTCGTCCCAATAGTTAAAAAGCTTTTCCCATAAGTTTTTCAGTTCTGTTATTCTGTTTTCTTGCATAATTTTTTTGAAGCCTTCAGTGTTTTCTTTAAATGCTTCAGCTTTTTTTTCTTCAATAAAGTTCCCTAAAAAATAATATTTTGTCTGTAAAATTTCGCTCTTGATTGTTATTGCTTGCATAACTTTTTTATCTCCTTTTTTTATCTAAAAATTTATTTTATATTTCTTCTTCTTTTAAATCTTCCCCATTATCATCGAAAAAATAAGGGGCTGAATATCCTGCAAACTTTTCCTGCAGTGTCTCTCTCTGTGCTAAGTACAACTGCTGCAGTCTGTTTCTTGTTTTTATTTGTTTATTTACTTCTTCAGTGATTTTTTCTACTATTTCTGTAATGAAATTGTTATACATAACTTATCTCCTTTATATTTAAAAAAATATTTTGTTTTATAAGGTTTTCTATCTCTTTAACCTTACATATTAATTATGTGTTGAGTTTTATCAGAATAATTTTCAAAATAGGCGTTTTAGGGCGTTTTAGTTATACTAATTAATTATAGCAAAATATTATGTTATAAGTTTAGGTTATAATAAAATAATATTATCTGTATTATCTGGCGGTTTTATCTTATGATGTTTTTTATTGTTATCACAGGCAGCTTATACCTTTTACATCTGGCAGCAGGTGCTGACGTTTTAATATAATACACTCCCTGTACACAGGGGATAAAATGAGCAAAACAAGGCTTTAATAGATATGCTGTATATTTTTATTACTGCTTACTTATTCTGTTATTTAAATGAATTTACCAGAGCAACATACGCAAAATAAAAAGCCCCATTTCTGGAGCTTCTTTTTAATCTGTATAAACTATTATATTAACAATGTTGTTTCCATTATCAGTCTCGTTTTCTATTGCATATTTAGCACTAGAAACATCTACTTTATCAGTTTCATTTTCCATATACTCATTATATATATCAATATCGCTCTCTTTAATGGCGTTAATGATATTGCTTAGATCATCATATGTTTTATGAGGGTTCCAAATAAAACTCGTCATAAAATTATAATAATTTCTATTTGTCTTGATCTCCCTCTGGATATCAAGAATCTTCTGATCTTTCAGTATCACACAATCATTTGAAATTATATTTTTCATAACGTTTTTTCCTTTCTATCTTAATCTCTTAATCTGTTTAAAGTTTTATCTTTATATATTATTTTATTATTATAAGTTTTACTTATATTGATATTTTAATAAATTCATCACAAAAAGGAAGAGATGGGGGTAGTTTATTTTTTACATTTCGACAGGCTAAAAATATCATGTCTACAATATTGTCCCTGCATTAGGAAGCTGGTTTAACTGATAAAAACTTTATAATATATATTCTTTATGTTTTACACTCCCTGTACACAGGGGATAAAAACAGAAAAACGGGGCTTTTACTGTTTAGACGTATATTTTTATGTCTGATGTATAAAGGCTTTAAAATAAGGTTGTTTATAAGCCTATTTAAGCAATAAAAAAAGCGGTATAATTAAACCGCTTTTACATTTGCATTTAATACGTGTTGCGTGTTTATTTATCAGCACAATTGTTCTTTATTTGTCAGTTATTTTTAAAATAAAAAAAATTCAACCTCGATCAACTTAAAAAAATTGTCGTATGTGAATTAATTGTCTTTTATTTTTGTAACTACGGGGCGGTGAAAGGAAAAAACGTTTATGCAGAACGTAATATAAAACCCGCCCCTTATGTTACTGTAAGATAAAAAGAAGCCTGTCTTTTGTTTGTGATCTTTTACTTTATCACTATATATAGTATAACATATATTTTTTTAAAAAACAGGATTTATGCTAAATCTTAATATAATCTTAATAATTATATTTATTGTTTTTGTGTTAAGATAAAATGTTATGCTTTTATATTTACATTTTGAATAATAATTTATGTTATTTTATTTATATACACATAGATAAATATATTTAAATGTCAACGCAGGCTCTGCCCGCACCCGCATTTTTTAAAAGTGGAAAGGGGAATTGCTTGTTAAAGATTTTAATACATTAGCAGCATCTGATTTTTACCTTTATTTTGATGCGGGCGCAAGCCCGTGGTTGTGTAAATAAATAGATAACGTTCCGTTTGGATCGTTACCTATCGCCTGTGATATTGTGAAACTGTGACTGTGGTTATATAAATTTATATTTGATGAGTTTTTTTAATCAATTCAATCAACAAAAAGAAAGTATCAAATCATTAATATCTGGGGGTTATGAAATCCCTGGATCTTTATCCTTGGATGAATGAATTTTCAAAACAACAAAACAATAAAAAAACCTGTTCATTTTTTAAAATGAACAATATATATATTTATGTAATAAATATATATATAAATATATATATTTATTTATATTGTTAATTACATGTTAACTTGTAATTAATTACATGTTACAACATAACAAAAAAGCACGTAATTCCGCCATTTCTAAACACTTTTGAATATAAAATGAACAACAAAAAACGTATTCATTTTGTATTTAAAACATATTCATTTTTGTTCAAAAACACTTCAAATGAATATATAGTTTATTTGTAATTAACTTGTAATTAATTATAAGTTGATTACAAGTTATAACATAGATTTTATATATAAATAACTGTTATTTTACCGCTTAAAAAATCGTTTATATATTATAGACAGACTAATAGACAGACTGGCAGACAGATTAGACATTTCTGATTTTAAAAAGTACAAAGATAAGACAGACTAAGTAGCAACAAAAAAGAGGATGAGTTTAAAATCCTCATCCTCTGAAATCAGCATATGTCAGTATTACTGAATTCTCCTTATCCGAAATATCTCTTGAGGAGACCTGCAAATGCCTTGCCGTGTCTAGCCTCGTCACGTGCCATCTCATGTACTGTATCATGGATGGCATCACTTTTATTAGTCAAAACATTCCCTGTGTACAGGCGATAAAATCGCTAAATCGGGACTTTTATTATAAAAAGGGTTAGTTGTTCAATGGACAGACTAACAGACAGATTAAGCGGATAAATCGCCTGTACATATTGTGTATAGTTCAAAGATTAGTACAAAGAGGAACAAAGACATGGGTAAAAATGAATCAAATGGAGTTTACAAAAATGAATCAGGGCACTGGTGTTATCGGTATTCGATGGTAGTTAATGGTAAGGTTATCAATCGTAGACAGACCAAAAATAAAAATGGTGAATACTTTAAGTCAAAGCGAGAATGCCTTACTGCTAAGATACAGGACATGGAAGAACAAAAACAAATCATTTTAGATGCATCATCTCCTGTTCTAAAGATAACTCCCTGTACAGTAGCAGAATTATTTGACGAATATTCTCGGACAACTCAGCAAAACAAATCTCATGGAACAATACTAAAGCAAAATGCAGTATATAATAACCATCTCCGCAATTTCTGGGGCAAGAAATTACTGACAGATATAACCCCTGCTGATGTATATAATTTTTTATCTGAGAAATATGAAAATGGCTATAAATACTCTTACGTTGCATCAATGCTTAAATTGTTTTACCTGATATATAGGGAAGCTCGCACTCGTAATCATATCTCAAACGAATACTATAACCTAATGTGTGTCGATCCAGTCACAAGGATGGTAATGCCACCTAAACAGTTAGTAGAAACAGATGGACTCCCTGATGTTTTTAATTCAGATGAATTAGACAAGTTAGATACCTTTTTTAAGAATCGTAATTCTGAAACTGCATATATGCTTGGAAGATATTGTGGATTACGTATTTCTGAAACCTATGGGCTGTTATGGAAATATGTTAATTTCGAAGAACACTTTTTATTAGTAAGACGGCAAATGGCTGATATTCATGGTGTCAAATACCTGACAGCGCCGAAAACACAAAGGGGATTTCGCACAATTCCGCTTAATAATACTATTTATGCGTATTTATATGATCTATATCAAAAACAGCAAAAAAACAGAAAAGAACGCCCTGAACTGTGGGGACAGAATAATCAAATAATCTATGATATATGCGAAGAATCTAAAACATACAATACTTTTGATTTTGTTAATGTTACATCAGAAGGATTACTGCAATCTCCTAACTCCTGGAAATATCCAGCTAAAATATTACGATCAAATGGAATAGATGCACACTACCATAAATTACGTCATACTTTCGGAACATATCTTGCAGCAACAGGCACACCAGAAGTCTTATTATGTCAGGTAATGGGACATTCTTCTATCAGGGTGACAGAAAAATATTATATAGGGGCATCTGATAAAGGACTGAACAATCTGAGAGAATACATGGAAAATATGTAAGCAAAGAAAGAGAGATTTTAATAATCTCTCTTTTTTTATTGTTTATATAATCAGATGTTATAAATAGTAATTTATATATAATTAATTGATATAGCTTCGATGTCGTTTTAAGTCGTTTTTAGCGAATTTTGAAAATTATTCTGCAGAAATCGCAAACATAATTTAATTGTAAGGTTAAAAAACAAATATTTTTTTAAAAAAAGAAAGGTGGTTCTTATGAAAGCGGATGCAATCGAAAGAAAAGTGAGCAAAAAGAATAGAACTAGAAGGATTCTAGATTCTATAGGGCTGTATTGTGCAGCTCACGATTTAACTTTCTTCGAATTTGAAGAAATGTGCGGGCTGGGAAAATATTTCATCTCTAAACATTTTAGATATAGAGGAAATATTACAGAAACAACATTATATCGTATTTGTCATGCCACGGGAACCCGTCCTATTGATTGGGATCCTGAATGGTATGATTAAATAAATTTTATGGTAACTGAGAAACAGATAAAAAGATTTTTAAAAGGAGAAAACGTTATGCAAGCAACAGTAAGTAGAGTTAATTCAGAAAAGATCGTTAATTTAAAAAAACAGAGTAATGAATTCAAGACACCAGATGAAGTGTTTAGAACATTATCACTGGTAGATGTCTCACAACATGTAGAGACAAAAAATGGATTAAATTACTTAAGCTGGGCTTGGGCCTGGGCTTATGTAAAGTCCATTTTCGGTTCAGCCAGCTACAAAATTAAGCCATATGTCTATGATCCAAACTTAGGATATATGGTGTTTACAGAAGTCACAATTGAAAATGTTACACATGAAATGTGGCTTCCAGTTATGGATTCTCAGAACAGAGCGATGAAAAACGCTCCGTATGAGATACAAACAAAATACAAGACAATAGCTGTTTTACCAGCAACGATGATGGATATAAATAAATCCTATATGCGTTGTCTGGTAAAAAACCTAGCAATGTTTGGGCTAGGCATTAACCTTTATGCTGGGGAGGATATTAACGATATCTTACCAGTTGAAAGCGTGGTGCTACCAGATGATTTAAAGAACAAAATAAGTCAATATGAAGCTGCTTATCAGGCAGCTAAAAGAAATAACCCTAATGTGACAGCACCCACACTAACAGATTATTTATATTCTGTCTGTGGTGTAAAGGTGTTGACAGGTAACAATATTCCACAATTGACAAATACATTAAACTCCTTCGTCAATTATGCAAGGAGGTATGGATTATGTTAACTGATGAATATATAGCTGAATTGACTAAAGTTGCGTATCAAATGCGGAAAGCATTGATATAATTCGGAAAGTATTTCAACACATAATTGATACAATCCGATTTCCCCCAGATAATGGGGGGTGTAAAACACAAAAAAGAATAAAAGAAAAAAAAAAGATAAAAAGGAGTATAGAATTATGTGTAATTTAGATAAGGAAGTAAGAAGAAATACAATACCATATATGAAAGGTATTTTAATTCCCGTAGAAATTTTTGCTGAATTAGCAGCTATGGGGGAATATGTAAAATCAAATGAGATTATCTCATTTTTAGATGCATTATATCAATATGCATCTGGTAAAATAGATGTTGAAGATGCTTTAGAGTCAATTGATTCAAAGATGCTAAAGATCATGTTTACTGATGCAGTTGACACCATAAATAGCGGTATCGAGAGCTATGCACGACAAATCGATAAAGCCAATAAGATGGTGGATGCTCGTAAAAATAAAGCAGCATCAAAGAAAACTAAATCAGCTGATAAAACAGCTGATAATGTTATTAAGATAAAAGAAAAGAAGACAAACACAGTAAAAGAAAAACAAACCAAAGCTGATGCTATCTTTGAGAAGCTGTGGTCAATGATACCACGGAAACAAGGAAAAGCTTCTGTTAATAACAAAAACAAAGTTAAGTTGTTGGATTATACAGAGGATCAGCTAACAAATGCAGTAAATGCATTTAATGCGGATATGGTAGACAAAGATCCACAGTATATACCAATGGGAAGCACATTTTTTAATAGTCGCATTTTTGACTATTTAGATAATGCTAATATGACAAATACAGTAAACATTAATACAGCAAATAATAGTAGTAATACTAATAATATAAATAACTTCAATGACGTTGATTCAGCATTTGCTTTTATGAATTGATCACAAAATCCTATATATCAAAATAACCCCTTCATTAAAAATGTTGGGGTTATTTCTTTATTTATCTTTGTTCTTTCTTCTTTTATCCTACTAATCGATCCCCATAGGGTAAAGATTTAATATAATTTTCCATAAACTCCCAATCAGGAATATATCCCTCATCTGAGTATTTATGAGATGAATCTATAAGAAATGAACCATCTTCATTATGCTGTACAGGCAAATCTATCACATCATTCAGATATTTCTCTGCTGTCACTTTACGTCCATATGTGTATTTAAATCTGTTTGCTGTGAGTAATGTCTGTATAAATAAATAGTGTTCTGTTGTAGCCACTTCATCAGGAAGTAAAAGGATTTTCGCAGAATCCCCTACTACACATCCATCATGCTGATATGAAACAAATCCAGCTGAACCACTACGAGCAACTGTAAGACAGGGTTTTTCAGTGTAAGTGTATTTCATCTGTTTACAATAATTAAGGTCAATCTTGCCCATTACACCATTGTTTTCTTCTCCACTCTGTACAGCAATAAAATCACCTTCATTTTCAGATATCTCCTCTTGTGTGATGCCTTTTCCATTTAACATGGTAAATAAGCGTCCAATACTAAATGTTTTCCATGTATTTATATTTAGTACTGGTGTTTGTTTTTTCTTATTCTGTGTTGTTAGTGGCTTAAAATGCAAAGATTTTATGTAATTCTCCATATATTTCCAATCAGGATTACCTTCTGAATCTATAGGAAGTTTTATAATAGTATCTTTAATCCTGTCCATCAAATAAGCACGACCATAAGAATATTTATACTGCTCATTCATGAGGATAGTAACAATATATACCGCTGTATAAGGATTTAGCCATGAATCAGCACGAATAACAACCATATGATCACCAGTTATAAAATCTTCTGCCTGATAAAAACAAGTAGCCGTTGTGTCACCAATTGAAATAGCATTACCCTTTTCAATTATTTTGGCATCAACTTCTCTGACATCAGCCAATAATTCACAACCATTATCTTCTCCTGTTCGTGTGATATAGCGTATAGCATTTTTTGAATCTGTAGCAACAGTTAAATCATCTTTATTTATAGCCTTTGCTTTGTAAATTTTGGATATTAAATTCCCAAATCTAAACTCTTTCCATTTCGATATATCAAGACTCATATATTCTACCCTCCTTCATTTGATAGGCAAGGTAATTATTTAATGTCTGCTGGAAATCTGCTTCTGTAAGCTTACTATAATCAGTTTTCATATAAGCTTCACAAAGCCACTCATCTTCACCTGTTACAGCCTGCATAGCAGACAGACCATCCTCAACAGTTTTATTACGATAAAGGTCTAACCACTTATCCTCAATCTGTTTCCAGATAGAATTATTATCTTTGTCAAACTGCTCGATACGACCAAGGTTCTTTTTCTTTTTATGACCATCATCTTTAAAGTACCCAAAGAATGTTTTATTAATTGTTCCATCTGCATTTTTGTGCGGTTTTCCCAGAGTAAATACCATGCAGCAAGCTGATGCAGAAGCCCCTGGGTAAAAAATCTCATTGGGTAATGTAAATACTGCATCAAGAGTATTATCTTCAAGCAGTGCTGTTTTCATATCTGTTAAAAGAGTATTAGAGCCGATAGCACATGCAACAGGGAGAAGAATTGCAACCTTAACTTCTTTTTTAGATTTACCATCTGCAAGTCTTTCATCATTCATTTTTTTAACAACATCAGCAATGTATTTTAAAAAGATATATCCCTTAGTCTGTTCTTCACCTTTTTTACCTGCTGTACCAACTCTTATAGATGCAGGAATATCTTTAAATAATCCGTTGTATGGTGGATTCATCAAAACAATGTCAGGATTAGCTTCTCTGAAAAATTCTTCGCTTTCAAATAAACTTGCTTTTTTAATATTTGAATTACCATCTCCATGTATAAGCATATTAGTTGTACAAAGACCAAAAGCATTATCTTCAACCTCAATACCATAGATATGCTCTTTAACTACCTCTTTACGCTTTGTATTTTTTTCAGCCTCAGTTATCTTTTGCTTATTTACATCAGCAAGTTCCAGTACCATACCCTGTACTAAAAATGCTCCTGATCCTGCTGTACCATCAAATAATCTTTTTGTGTGGTCAACCCCTGTTGCACGACACATGAAATTTGTAATATGGTCAGGAGTAAAAGCCTGATTCTTGTCAGATTTCCCTGCATATTTGTTAAAGGCGACAAAGAATAGATTTAGTATATCCTGTCCTTCAGAACTATTGGTATTAATATATTTATATATGTCACTTGTTATCTCAATTAGAATATCTTCCCAATTCTTAGGTGTTAGATTCTTTACTTTTTGATTATTAAGAACATTCCGCTGAAGTAATGTAACTTTTAATGTTTTATTATCAGAACCATCAAGTAATTCATCTAAGGTTTCTTCAATGCCTGTACGTATTTCTTTAGAAGAACGCCCACCCCAATACTCACGAAGCTTGGTAACTGAATCCTTATCTATTGTTGTTATACCAAGTTTCTTCATAGTCTTTTTTATATAAAGAAGACTTGTGCCAACAAACTGACTACGTAGTTTTTCACCAATACCCATGCTGTTAAGAGTTTCATTTAAAGCATAAGTATTTTTAAGAACCTTCTCACGATTATTCTGCTTGTTATTCTCCATGAATAATTCTTCATAGTGTTCCATCGTATCAAGGACAGTTTCATCAGCTAAGAGATGTTCATCATCCATAATTGACTGCCAGACTTTAACCTTGTCATTAGTAGTATTTGCAAGGATACATATTACTTTTTTTTCACGATGTAAAGCTCTTTCTTCATCAAGATATTCTTTTAATTGTTTTTCATCTTTCGTTGTAAAACTCTGTTTTGTCTCAATCAGAACAACTACATCATTACTATTTTCAAATCTTATATCTAACTTAAAATGCTTTGGTTCATAGCCTAGAGCTTTTACAAGTTTTTCTTTAGATCCTGCCTCCGCAACATAAGAGTATTCTCCGTCCTCGATATTTGTCGTCAAGTATTTTTGTCCTACTCGATTTACCATAGCTACTCTGTCCATATTTTATCCATCTCCCTGATTTTTATTCCTTTAGATAATATATCACAGGTAATGAAAAACTCTTATTCTTATATCTAACTATAACATATAAATATATATCTACGTTTCTAATATAATTAATTTGTATATCTTTTAAGGCTGTTTTAAGCCGTTTTTGCTGTTTTTTGAAAATTATAATCCATTTTTTCTAAACATAATTAATATGTAACAGTTAATTATAGTTTTTAAGAAATGAAAGGAAACAGTTATGCAAGCCGTAGTAAATAAAGATGTAGCAAAAAAAATAGTTGATTTAACATCAACGAAAAATAGATACAAAATATTACATAATAAGGATGTAATAGAAATTAATGGCGGTTCAGTCAATGATATTGACTTTATCGCAAACAGAACTCCTGGACCATTTTGTCCAGATAATACTGGAATTATCTTTAACAATAATGAACATATAGAATATATCTCTATATGTTTTGAGAATATTGATGGTTTTACCCTTAAATTGATAAGTCATTTTATTATGACTCATGGGGGTTATGAGCCATCATATTATAAACATTATAATCGTACATATGTCTTAATACGTGTTGATTTAGACACAGAAACTTACAATAGTTTGATTCCTAAAATCGAATTCGTTTTTAGAATGATTTTTGAATCAAACAATGTTCATGTAAATATAGCACCTACTGATACGTGCTATATGTTAGATGATAATTTTAAAGTTAATCAGTGTCCTCATGTAAATATAAGCTGTTTGAAAAACATTGTTTTCTCAGTTCCGTCTAATTTGCCAGAACCAGCGGACTGGAACAATTATAATCCAATCAGCTTTACCCCTGATGATTATGTAAAATTTCTGAATGATACAGAGTTTATAAAAGCTTCTGTTGATTATCAGAATGAATATGTAACAAGGATTAAGCTAAACAGTCCGTTTAGCAGTAATATTGCACATCTGTTTATTTTAAAAAATGGCTGTGTATCTTATCTTGACTGGTATGATACACAATTTTCAAACTTTGGTGCTTTTATCACAAAAGTTCTGAATGGTAAACCTGTACAAAAGGTTGATACCAGTAAAAATATTTTGAAAAACAATATCAATCAAGATGTTATTACAATGGATGAAATTGAAAATATTTCATTCGATGATGGGGTTAAAATCCCCACAGGATTTAACAAGATTGATAATATGCTCTATGGTGGATTAGAGCGTGGTACATTGACAATTCTATTAGGAGCATCTGGTTCTGGAAAATCTACGATTGTGAATCAAATTTGTTTAAATGCAGTTGAGAACGATCAAAAAGTTTTCCTTGCTACATTTGAACTAAAAGTTACCGAAGCTAAAAGATGGTTATTCATCAATGCAGCAGGTAGCAATCATGTAAAAGAAGGTAATCATGGAATGCCAATTCCTGATTATTACAGCAACCATTTTATAACATGCTGGTTACATGATAAGTTTGCCTTATACAATAATTTCCACTCAAATGATTGGATTGAAATTGAAAAGGTTCTGACAAGACAGGTTGAGAGTGGTTATAACTACTTTGTTTTGGATAATATGATGGCTCTCAACATAAAAATAAACAATAATGACAACGAATTGCAGTCACAGACTCAATTCGTTAATAAACTTAGGGATTTTGCTCAACTACATAATGTAGTGGTTGTGCTGGTAGTACATCCAAATAAGGCTGATAAATGCCTTATCACATCGGATAATATCTCAGGTTCACAGAATATTAAGAACGTTGCGGATACTATCCTTATAATACACAGAGTTTCCGAATTCTTTAAAACAATGGTTCAGAAAGAATGGAAATGGCCTGCCAATGATGACAGACTTACATGTGACAACCTTTTGGAATTATCAAAAAACAGATATGGCGGACAGACTGAGTTCACCAAACTGTACTTCGAGTATAAAACCAAAAGAATGAAACAAAGTCCTTTGGAACATATTGTTTACGGATGGGACTCTTTTGGTAATTACTCAAACCAGAATGAAGGGGGTGAATGATATGAAAGATTTTAGTTTTACAGTTAATACAATACCAATAGGAAAAGGCCGCCCACGTTTTAGACGATGTGGGCGTGCTGTTATAACATATACACCAGCTAAGACTCATAAATTCGAGCAGTTAATTGCTGATGTATATAAAAGATCGGGCGGTGTTTTAATTACTGGCCCAATTAAATTAGAGGTTATAGCATATATGCCGATACCTAAGAGCAGATCTAAAAAAGAAAAAACCTTATTAAAATTAGAGACAACTCCACATACTAATAAACCAGATGGTGATAATATTTTAAAAGCTGTCTGTGATGGTTTAAATGGAATAGCATATCCAGATGATAAATATCTGTATAGTGTTTCTATTACAAAACTATATTCAGAAAGTCCTAGACTAGAAATAAGACTTTTACAAGTAGAAGAAAAAGAAGAAGAAGAAGAAAATGAAAAAGAAAGAGCTTCATAAAAAGATATCTTTTATATCAGTAATAAAAAAAGGACAGAAGGCAGATATAATTAAAAAGATTTTATATGGAATAGCAGAAGAAAAAGAAATAAAAATTCTTCTGCTTTTTCTTTGTCCTTCTTCATTAATAAAAGAAATAATACTTTTTATATCAGTATCTTTTATATCAAGTCCCTTTTATAATATTAACAATTCTCAAAATCCCCGTAACATGGGGGGATTTTTTCAAATTGTTAATACTTATTAGTAATTCAAATTACTAATAGGAAATTTTGAATTATTTTTTATAATAAAAATAAATATTATAAATAAAAGTAATATTACAATACTTCTTTTTATATCAATAATAAAAACTGATATAAAATTACTGTTTTCATATTAAAAAATAAGCCTTTTTTAGCCTATCTCTGATATAAAATGCAATATTTTATAAAAAAGTCAAAAATAAAATATGTTGTTTTATATCAATGACAATGACATTTTTTAATTAAATTCTTATTTTTTAAATTATGTTATTTTATATCAACGACAATGACATTTTTTAAATAATTTTAAAAACTGGTAAAAATAAAAATGTTTTAATTTATATCAGTGACAATGACATTTTTTAAATACATTTATGTAAAATAAAATTTATTCATTTTATATCACGGTGCTTCTTTATCCTTAATTTGAGTGAATTGATTACAATAGCTTAATAAGTAATGAGTTTTTTTAAAACAATTCATCACAACAAAAAAGAAAAGCAGCTAGAGATCAGCTGCTTCACTTTGATATAATTTAATCTATTTTATATATTTCATCTACTTTGATATATTTACCGTCCCATTCTCCTGACTCATTAACGTGGCAATAGGCTTTTTCTTTTTCATACCAAATATCATCATTAGTAACCATCTTTCCATCATCACCGATATAGTACCATTTATCTTTGTCTTTTATCCATCTTTTAGTTACCATTTCCCCAGATACTGCATGGAAATAATAATAATCACCTTTGTACTGTAACCATTCACCCATATATGCAGATCCATCGTGATGGAAGTAATACCATTTACCATCTAATTCAAGCCATATACCAGCAACCATTCCTGATGTCTCTTTAAAATAATACCATTTACCACATTCTAAGAACCAGCCAACAGTCATTTTTCCATCATCACCAAAATGATACCATCTTGATTTTATTTGTGCCCAGCCGTGGACGTTTTTCCCATTTTTACGATATACCCAGAATTTACCAGATTTATCAGCTCCACTTATCCAACCAGAATTAATATTATTTATATCAGCGTTATGATGTTTACAGCTCATAAAAGCTACATAACTAATAAACATTTGACACCAATAAGCATTCACAAATTGTTTATCATTTACTATTCCAGCATACCAAGCTCCAAACATTGTATAATTTTTATCGCCTACATTTTTTGTTTTACTTTCTAAGAAAGCATTAGTCTCTTTCTCATAATAGCCGACATTATTTTTTAATTCAGTGATGAACTCCTGTACTGTACAGGTATTTTCTCCAAAAACAGGCGTTCCGAATCCATTGATACGATTATTGCCCCCAACCTGTGATAATGTAAATTTATAGGTTTTTATTGCCACACAGCCGCCATTTCTACAAAACGTATTATTATCACTGGTATTACCCTCTACAGTATTAATACTATAATATGAACCGTTTTTATTTACTGATATAACAGCTCCTACGTGTGAAATTCTTTTTAATTTTGTACTATAAAAATATATAATGTCTCCTATATGTGGTATACTTCCCCAGCGTTTTTTATTTTTGAACAGCTGCGCTCCAGATGGAGTATATGCTGTATAATTTCCACATAATAGAATCTTACCTTCATTAAACCCTCTATCCATAATGTACCTCCTAATAAAAAAGAGCGAAATAAAAATACATTTACCCCGCCCTTCTTTCTATTTATTTATTGAAATTTTGCTTATAAATTTGATTAATACCAGTTGATGCTAAGCCGCTTACAATTCCAACAGCAACAGCACTTACTGGATCAGAAACAGGGAAATCAGCCATTGTATACATACTGATTAATCCTAATATTGCACCAGATAACCCACATATAACGGGAATTACATTATCTGGTATATTTTTAATATTTTTAGCAGCAATACCAACTAAATATGCTATTACTGTAATAGATGCAACATTCATTATTCCTAAACTATTTATATCCATAACTATTCCTCCATTCCATATAAATCAGGATCTCCGCCATTGTCTAAATACTCTTTAAACTTAGCATTTTCTTCGATCATGTAATCTTCTATTTTAAAATCCAAATAATCATCGTAACCATCATTATTATCATCACAATAATAATATTGAACAGGTAAAGTCACAGATGTTTCAACAACAACGTCCTTTAATTTGTTCCAGTAATCCTCTGAAATTACAAATCCCTCATAATATCTATGAGCAATTGGATCAAATAAAAGACGATGCAAATCAGAAGATGCTTCTATGATTTTTATAGTTCTTCCACTTTTATAGGTTTTCATTCTCTCTTTTGTTACTACTACTGCCATAATCACACCTCCACATATTCAGATAATGGATAAATATAATCAGCTCTATCGATCCAAAGATTAGCTGTCATATATTCATTGATTAACTCATCTTTAACATAAAATTTACAATCAGCAGATACAGAAGCAAAGCTGGTTACTGGTAACACATTATCCGTATTAATAACAACTGTTTTTAATTTGTTACAATAACTAAAAAAGTTTGTCATAACACAATTATCTTTTACAGTTCCCTTAAATAATTTTAATGTTGTTATAGCTGAACACGTATAAAACATATTAGCCATTGTTGTAACATTACTAATATCCCAGCTAGAAATATCAATTGTTGTACTTAGACATAAATAGAATGCCTGTGATAAATTTGTTACGCTTTGAGTATTCCATGTATTCAAATTAATATTTTTATTACTGATTGATTTAAAAATATTAGACATATCCTTGCATTGTGACATATCAAAATCTTTCATCATATCAAGGTTAGGTAATGTCCCCGTATACGATCCCATTGATACCGCTGTTGTTGGTTTTAATACTGGTATTAATGCGGTTATTGATTCAACATCTGTTCTATATGTATTACTAAAAAGAGCGTTTGCATTTGTGATATAGTGCTTTTCTTCTGCTGGTGTATCAGAACTCCCAGAACTACCGCTTACATTTTTACTAAAAGCGATCATATTCAAATAATCTATATATTTCATATCATCACCGCCTTTTTAGTTGATTTCTGTCCAGGTATTACTGTCCTCATTCAACATAAATTTCTTAGCCATACCAGCGGTAAATAATAAACTACCTGGAGCAAGGCTACCCTCTCCTACGTTTAATTCATTAGCTGTCAATGGTTTTTGTGCTGGTTCTGTATCTGATAACAAAACCACTCTGTAGCTGTCAATACTGATTTTTTCAGCATTTAAAACTGTCATAATAACCTCCTATTTTTATAAAACAATTTAAAAAAAAATAACCATAGGTAAAGCCTATGATTATTTAATGTTACATAATAATTATGTTATGAGATGATTGATTTTAATGTTATATATTTATTAGTTATTTCACCACTTCATTTGCCTTAAGATGAATGAATGAGTAAATAGCATTTATTCTTTATAGACTTGCATTTTAAGATTTTTAATAGGGTGATCTGT